TCGCCGCCGTCAGTGGGTTTGATCAGGCCGAGACGTGGGGTTGTCGTTGGCATGCCGTTACAACCTCATGATGTAGAGCAGGGCCACGTAGGCCGGAACGATCGGCACGTTGACCGTGTGCACGTGCTCCGGCGCCACCGGGACACCGTGCTGATGCGCCTGTCCGCCGCCCTGGTAATCGGTGACGACGTTGTGGCTGTGCACGCCGTTGCCGGTCGTGTTCGGGCTCAGGCCGTAGCCGCCAGTGGAGCCGCCGACCCCGCCGCCAGACTGGGAGCCCAGGAACTCCCCGCCGGGGAAATTGTGGCCGTGGTCGCCCTGCGCGTCGGTGCCGCCGCCGTGCCGGTGCGTGGGCATCTGCAGCTCGCTGAGCGCCGTGCCGTTGACGAGGCCGCCGTGATCGTGCGCGCCGCCCAAGCCGGAGGGACCGGACCAATGATCGGAGCCGCCGGTCTCGCCCACCGGGCGCACGCCCAATGTTCCCAGGACGAAACGGTCGCTGATGTTCGGCGTGCCGCCGTTGCCATCGCAGAGATGCCACCCGGCCGGAATGGTGGCGACCGTGCCATACCACGCGATGATCGTTTTTGGCGGCACGGCGTTGAGGATCGCGGCGGCGATGGCGGCGTCCAGCTTGCCCTGCGCGGCGGCCATGAACGCGTTCACGGTCGCGGCGTGCGTGTCCAGGATGTCCAGGTCCGAATTGAGTTTCTGCCCCCAGGTTTCCGCCGACTGATCAATCTCCGGCTTCACCAAATTCAGTTCGGGTGTGAAACTGTCAGCCATGGACGGTCTCCGTGCAGACAAGGGGCGGCGGTGGCTGGACCGTCCAGACCGGCGCGCAGCCGGGGGCGACGGTCCAGACGGCATCGCACGGGACGCCGGGCGTCCACGCGGCGCCGCAGCCGAGGTCGGTCTCCCAGTAGAGCCTCGCCTGGGCCAGGATGCCGCTGACGGCGCCCAGGTTGGCCTGGACCACGCGATCGGCGGACAGGCGAGGCGCCAGGGCGGTCCTCGCGCCCACTCCGGCGCGGATCGCGTAATTGACGCCGGGGCGGGCCCACACCGCTGAGCGGCCTCCCAGGGCGGCGTGGACACCGAACTCGCCGCTGAGCCGAACCCAGCCGGAGGACCGCCCGACCAGGGCCGCCCCGAGGGCGCTCTGACCGGTGAGGCGGGCCCAGCTGGCGGACCGCCCGGCGGCCGCCGCGCGCAGGCCGACGTCCAGCGCGGGCTCCGCCGAGATCCCGCTCCTGCCCACGAACGCGACGATCGCGAACTCCTCGTTGCGCCACTGGCTGTAGGGGCCGTAACCGAAGGCCTCGACACCGAAAGGACGCCCCAGGTAAGCGGCCACTACTGCATGCCGATCAGCAGCGTGTTGACGCTGAACCGCACGGCGTCACCGATGTTCACCGTCTTGGGCACCGCCAGAGGGCCGCCACACAGCAGGACGCCGTTGGTCTGAGCATCGTAAAGACCGATGCCGACGAGGTTGCCCCAGTCGGCGGTGGCGACGTTCCATTGCAGGACCGCATTGTTCCACACGGCGCTCGAGCCATCCGGCTGCGCGGGGGCGGCGGCGAAGGTAGCCTGCACCCGGGCGTAGCCACCCGCCCCGGAGGGCTCCAGGCCGGAGGCGGTGTCGGTGGGCACGGTGGTGAACAGCGCCGTCCAGAGGCTCACGGGCGCGACGTAGGGCACGCCCAGGAAGAGGTGCCCGAGAACCTTGGTCTCGAGGAAATCGGTGAACGCGCCATAGACGAGAGTGACACCGCTCATCGTTGGTGTCCTCCGGCGCTGGCGCTCCAGGGCTTTGGATTGACGCCGCCGCCGTAACCCCGGATGCGGCGTTTCAATGGCGCACCGGAATGAAGTGCTACCGTTGAACTCAAATTGAGCGCGCCGACGCGGTCGTTATATTCCTTCGACCACGTGGCCACGCGGGCATCGTCGAGCAGATACGGACTGGCGCGCACCAGGGACCCGTAGAGGTAGACGCCGATGTCGCGCGCGGTGAGCCAGTTGGTCGGCGCGCCGACACTGAGCCGGGGGATGCGTTGGTAGTAGGTCATGTGCAGCAGCATCTCGGACGCCGGGGCCGGCGCCAGCTCGATCGTGCTGTCCGTCCATGAGAAATGCGTGGGCGCGCCAGGGCAGGCGGCGTGGCTCGAGCGGATCTCCTGCAGCTCATCGACGGTGCAGAAATCCAGCGCGCGCGTGGCTCCGTCCAGCCACAACCGCGTGGCGTCGAGCCAGTCGAGCGGCAGATTGACGGCGGCGCAGCTGACCGGCGCGTCGACCGTGGTTTGCATCTCGCGCGTGCGTAGCTTCGACTGAAGTTCGCTTTCAGTCAGCGTAATGAAATCGCCCGCCATGCCGTCGAGGTTGCGTTTGTTAAGCCAACGCGGAATTGAGGTCAGGAGATCGTTGTAGTTGGTGAGTGCCATCAAATCCTCCCCGGCCAAACTCTGAACGCCCTGTTGTCAGGATCATTCAGGAAGTCCCGCCATCTCTGTTCGTCGTGGAGCCAACCCTCGGCGCGGGCCTTGTTGATGATGGAGAGCGGGATGCGCGCGGCGAGCCGGAAGTGCCGGCCCGTCTGGTCGACGTCGGCATCCCTGGCATTGGCGCGCAGGATGTCGCCGACCTCCTGCTCATCAGTGACGACCACGGAGTCATTGCCCGGGGTGGTGGACACCCAGCGCAACACACCCCCGGAGCTATCAAGCAGCATGCGAAACGACATGAGACGTCGCGGCGGGCTCTCGCCCGCCGCCTCCCCGTTAGATCGGCACGTGGAACGTCTGCGTGTCGAGCAGGACACCCTTCTCATCGACCAGACGGACGACGTAGTCACCCGGCGTCTCGTAGGTGTGTTTCGAGCCGCTGTGGTGCGCCTTGCCGTCGTCGGTGGCGTCACCCCACACGACGCTGCCCTTGACCCCGGTGGGTGCCTTGGCGACCACCTCCGAGGGGTTGGCGCCCGACGACAGGGTCAGCGCCCCGGGCGTGGTCCCCTGGTCCACCGCCGCCTGGGCGGCGGGAGCCGGGAGCGTGGTATTTGGCGGCGGCGGCATCGCGCCGGGGTTCACCCCGGCGTAGGGCACCGGAGCGATCCCGCCGGGCGAGGCGAGGACCGCGCCATCCTTGCTCAGCACCGTTCCGGTCGTGGAACCGTCGAACGCGGTCACCTCGCCCTGGGCGTTGACCATCCGCAGGCGGTCTTGTTCCTGACTGGCGGGATCGCCGTGGGCCGCCGTGCCATACAGGCCGCCGATGATGAGCGGCTCGGTGCTGGATTGGGTCGGCAAGGCGATCGGACCCGAGGTGATCAGGTCGGCGATCTTGAAGTGCGCCGCCTCGTTGGAGCACTGCAGACCATACTCGGACAAGATTACCTTGGTGGTCGCGTCGCCAATGGTTCCGATATCGATACGGTCCATTTTACGGTAATAGGCGACCTTGGAATAATCCGGGTCCCAGCCGATCACGGTCGCCGGGTTGATCCAGCGCGACGGATACGCCTTAACCTCACCGAAGTCCGAAACGTAGAAATCAATCGCCGCCACGACCTCGTCGGTGTCCACCGCGCGGCGGCTGTCGGAACGCCCCTTGAACGTGCTGAACACCCGCTTGATGTAGCTGCCCATGAGCAGATGATCCGGCTCGCCGCCTTTGTCGTAGGTCTGCTGGATGGCGTCGGCCAGCAGGGCCTCGGTGAACGCGCGCGCCGTGCCGGGCGTGATCGGCGCTGTTGGCGACACCGGGTTGGCGCCGGTCGCGCCATAAAAGGCGTTGGTGGTGATCCAGTGCTCGAGGCCGCGCGTGGTGCGCCCCGTCGTGTCGTCAACACCCGCGCCGTAAGGGTGGCCACTCAGCAAAATGGTCTCCATGTCACGCTTCAACGCCTTGCCGACCAGCGCCATCTGGTGCGCCATTTCACCCGATTTGCCCGCCGCGTCGGCATGCTCCTGGGTGCCCGAGACGGTCGCGTCACGCTCGCTGATCTGCGCGACGTTGCCGATGCGGACCGTTGGCGTCGCCGCCTGACGCACCAGGGTAAAGCCTTCGATCTGGGCGTTGGTCGGGTTGACGGCTGGCAGCTTCTCGGTTTGCCAATCGAACATCACATTGGAGATGGAACGCGTATCCGACATGGACAGGAAGGGCGTATCCGACGGGTCGATGTTGAAGATCGCGTCAACTAAATCCTCGCGATTTCCTTTCGCCTGATAGGTCGTGAACGCGTTTGTTACTTTGGGCATTAGCTCGCTCCATCACAGGAGGCCACGGATGACAGCCGCCGCGTCGGCGACTGAATGTGATTTCGCGAGACGCTGTTTGTTCTGTGTGTGCGCCGACAGACGGCGGCGTGTCGGGTGCGGGCCCGGTTCCGGCGAAGGCGTGACCTCGCGGCGAGGTGGGTTCGGCACCGCCCTGCCTTGTTTCGCCTGCTGAATATAACGCGCGGCAGCCCACAGCGCGTAGACGGCGCGGTGGTCGGTCACCTCTCGGATCTGCTCCTCGGTGTAGCCAAGTTCGACCGCGAAAGCGCGCGCCGTCGCGGTCACCTGTTTCCACCGATTGTCATCGGCCCAGGCGGGAACCAGCTCCTTGATCAATTCCCGCTCACGGACCAGCAGCTCCGCGCGTTCCTTCCGCCGCTCCGCCTCACTGATCTGCCACAGCCGGAGGCCCTCGGTTTTCGCCGCCTCCTCCCGCTTGACGAGATCTTCGTAGACGGCGCGCTGGCGCATGTATTCTTGCAGATCCGTATTGATCAGCGCGGGATCGGGCTCGCCGATTTGTCCACGCAACCCTTTGATCTGCTCATGCAGCACCGGCAACAGCTCGGCGTATTGTGCCCGCTCCTGACGTAATGCCTCGACGTGCGGAACGAACGCCTTGCGTTCTTCCACGAGCGCCGTGGTCTTCTTGGTGTAGTCCGATTGCCTCAGGTAGCCTCGGATGACCTCGTCCTCGGGCAGCCGCACGGTCTTGTCGTCAATCTTGACGGTGAGCATGCGCGGCCCCGGTTTGGCCTCGTCGGTATCCTCGGCGTCATCGGTCGCCTCCTCCGTCCCCTCTTCCTCGGCCTCGGGCGGCGGGATCACATCGTCGATCTCGTCGTCCTCGACCTCGGCCAGCGTCTCGCGTGGGTCGGTCTCGGCATCGTCGGACGGCGCCGCGTCATCCGTCGCCCGAGGCGACGGTGTCGGGCGCGGCACGGGCCG